TCAAGGATACCAAGGTAAGCAAGGTAGACAAGGATTCCAAGGATGGCAAGGCGATCAAGGAGACCAAGGTTACCAAGGATTTCAAGGAGATCAAGGTAAGCAAGGTAATCAAGGATACCAAGGATTTCAAGGCGATCAAGGAGACCAAGGTTACCAAGGATTCCAAGGGGTTCAAGGGAGAGGGTATCAAGGATTTCAAGGCGATAGAGGATACCAAGGATTCCAAGGATTCCAAGGCGATCAAGGCGATCAAGGCAATCAAGGCAATCAAGGATACCAAGGATTTCAAGGTAATCAAGGCGATAGAGGATATCAAGGGTTCCAAGGGGTTCAAGGGAGAGGATACCAAGGATTCGATGGCCCTCAAGGCAACCAAGGATTCCAAGGATTCCAAGGCAAACAAGGTGACCAAGGACGTATAGGACGCCAAGGATGGCAAGGTAAGCAAGGCAACCAAGGGTGGCAAGGTAAACAAGGTAAACAAGGGCTTCAAGGTAAACGAGGCTACCAAGGATTCCAAGGCAATCAAGGCAACCAAGGTAATCAAGGCGTCCAAGGTATTCAAGGTATTCAAGGTATCCAAGGCGTCCAAGGAGACCCTAATGGCCCCCAAGGCGCTCAAGGCAATAGAGGATATCAAGGCGAAAAAGGCGATCAAGGCGATCAAGGCGATAGAGGGTATCAAGGCGCTAAAGGCGAAAAAGGCGATACAGGCGATAGAGGCTTCAGGGGTTATCAAGGCGACAGAGGTTATCAAGGTTATCAAGGTGATCAAGGATATCAAGGGGCTCAGGGAGTTGATGGGGAGACTCCTCAATGCTGGGAGTGCATGGATGGTCCAATTTATCCCGATGATGGAACGTTTTATTTTGTTTTCGGGTCATCAGGTGCGGCTGCGAATGAATGTGAAGCGGTAGGTGGTTGGAATAGTTTCGGTCCTCATGTAGCGAATGGTGCTTTATGCCTCCAAGGACCAACCGGAGAACAAGGCTACCAAGGAAATCAAGGTTATCAAGGATTCCAAGGCAAGCAAGGAAATCAAGGATGGCAAGGCAAGCAAGGAAATCAAGGATTCCAAGGTAATCAAGGATTCCAAGGCAAGCAAGGAAATCAAGGATGGCAAGGCAAGCAAGGAAATCAAGGATGGCAAGGCAACCAAGGAAATCAAGGATGGCAAGGCAAGCAAGGAAATCAAGGATGGCAAGGCGAGCAAGGATGGCAAGGCAAGCAAGGTGACCAAGGACGCATAGGATTCCAAGGATGGCAAGGCGATCAAGGCAATCAAGGCGATAGAGGTTATCAAGGATGGCAAGGTAAGCAAGGGAGAGGTTACCAAGGATTCCAAGGCGATCAAGGCAATCAAGGCGATAGAGGTTACCAAGGATTCCAAGGCGATCAAGGCAATCAAGGCGACCAAGGGAGAGGTTACCAAGGATTCCAAGGCGATCAAGGCAATCAAGGCGATAGAGGTTACCAAGGATGGCAAGGCGATCAAGGCAATCAAGGCAATCAAGGCGACCAAGGGAGAGGTTATCAAGGATTCCAAGGCGATCAAGGCAATCAAGGCGATAGAGGTTACCAAGGCAATCAAGGCAATCAAGGCGATATAGGACCACAAGGAGTTCAAGGTCACCCAGATGGCGATCAAGGCGATAGAGGTTACCAAGGATGGCAAGGCGATCAAGGCGCTGCGGGCGATCAAGGCAATCAAGGCGATCAAGGCGATAGAGGTTACCAAGGCGATGCGGGTGCTCAAGGCGATGCGGGTGCTCAAGGTGCTGCGGGTGCTCAAGGTGATCAAGGCAGACAAGGATGGCAAGGCGATCAAGGCAGACAAGGATATCAGGGTGACCAAGGTACAGATGCTTTAACTTGTTACGAATGTGTATGTACGGACCCCGAGGGCGAGCAGACCATACTGGGAAGAGTCTATGCTACTAACACTCTTGATGCCGCAACAGAGTGTAGTGTAGGTGGTTACACATGCGATGATACTAATACTGTACGTATTTGCCAAGGTGATAAAGGTGATCAAGGTGATCAAGGCGGTAGCGGTTACCAAGGATGGCAAGGCGATCAAGGCGATAGAGGTTACCAAGGATTCCAAGGCGATCAAGGCGATCAAGGCGATCAAGGCGATAAAGGATATAGAGGTTACCAAGGATTCCAAGGCGATCAAGGCGATCAAGGCGATCAAGGTGATCAAGGCAGACAAGGATGGCAAGGCGATCAAGGCGATCAAGGCGATCAAGGCGATGCGGGTGAGCAAGGTGATCAAGGCAGACAAGGATGGCAAGGTGATCAAGGCGATCAAGGCGATCAAGGCGATGCGGGTGAGCAAGGTGCTGCGGGTGAGCAAGGTGATCGAGGTAATCAAGGCGATCAAGGCGATGCGGGTGAGCAAGGCAATCAAGGAGCTATCGGAAGCGGTGCTCAAGGCGCTGCGGGTGCTCAAGGCGATACGGGTGGAGCCCAAGGAGATCAAGGCGCTCATGGTTCTCACGGTGATAAATATGCTATAGTTCCGGGTTCAACTCCCAAAGAATACGTAGCTTTGGCGTGCGTAGAGATGCCTGAGACTCGTTTTGAAGACGTTATAAGAGTTAATCCTAAAGATGGAGATAAAAAAGTAATTTTAGATATTGATCCCGAATTTATTTTCGTATGTGACAAAAATTCAATAGTTCCAGTAAGTCATACGACTTCTCATCCATGCATGTGCGGCATAAGAGTAATAAATGATAAAATAGAAATTACAATAGACGCCGTTCAAACGCCAAAAGAAATAGTTATAAAGTTATCGGGAATTAGAAAAGGTAGAAGTGGTAAAAGATTCGCTACATTCTCCGAGGAAGAAGCAAGAAGAAACGAAGCGTTCTGGTCAACTTGGCAAGCTAAATAAAATATTATTTAATTTTAGAGCCCACCGTAAAGAATTCGGAAGAAGCATATTTATCAATTTTCTCACTCCATTCTTTATTTAATTTTGGATTATTTTTTTTATAATTCGTTGCGTAGTAAGCTTTATAAATAGATGAGGCTATGGTTTTATTATATTTTTTATAAAATAAATCATTTCCACTTCTAGTTAAGGGATATCTTTTTTCAAAAAAAGCGGCTCTTTCCGAAAAATGATTGTGCATTTTCACTAGAGAGGGCTTACTAAACTGAATAAAGTTTATCCTAGCGGGAACGCACTGAGGGACAAAATGAGGGTTAATGCCTTCATAGTCGAGAGATAAAGGGGGAGCAGGAGTAGGGGCAATTTCTTCGGTTACAGTATATACTCTGTTTGGAAGATTAACATTTTTCTCCTTAGTTTTTAATGGGTAATGGTGAAGATAAATTTTTTTATTTACAACTAAAAATACTCCCTGACTATTAGGGTTCCCCAAACAATTTCCATTTTCGTATATATGCCCTTTAATAACCGTCCCGTCTTTTAAAGATAGAGTAGCGGAGTGCAAAGACGAAGTAAGTAATAAAAATATAGGTAAATATTTAATCATAATTTTTTATTCTTTTATATTTTTTATTCTTGATATTAACTGAAAAACTTTTCCTTTTGAAATATCCTTAATTTTTGATACGGTTTCTGCATCATCATAATTCTCTTCTATGAGCTTTTGTTTAATAACTTCAAAGGGAACATTCTTTTCTTTCATAGCTGCCTCCAGAAGAGAATGAGGGTCTCCTTTGTCTGGAGTTTCTTCAAAAGCTTGTTTTCTGGGTGTATTGGTTTTATTAGTATCGCCAAGTTCTTCTTGACTCACAATACCAACCCTTAAAAAACTACGAACACATCTTACAAATGCTCGATTTTCAGCGCAAGCCGCCAAAAAATATTGACCAAATCCGGTGGTGTTACTAGGAGACGCATCTCCGATGGCTGAAAAAGTGACCTGTTTCGCTTCTGTTTCGAAATTTGGAGTCCAAGTAATACTACAAGTCGCAATTACATAATCGGGAGAAGGCGAAACTACTTCGTATTTAACATCTGTATAACCTCTAATTTGAGCTAATTCTTTAATTCCATTAAGAAGAATTATTAATTGGTAATCTTTTAGTTTGGTAACGTCGGTTTCATTAGTTCTCTCTTTATTAGCTACCAAATGCTCTGTTTTGATCATTTTTCTCCAATCGATGAGTCCGTCATCATTGAATGTATAATCAACATTAGGAAGTAGACCGTTTGCGTCTCTCTTAATAGTCTTTATCTTACCCATGCATTAATTTTTATCTTTTTTTGAAGAGGAATCAACCTTTTTTTTAAAAATAGTTAATAAATCTAAATTCTTCCAAAAAAGTGGGGAATCTATGACTTTTTGTAATTGATTTTTTTGAGCGCAAGAAATTCCTTCCCGACAAGCTGCGTCCGATTGATGGACTTTGCCGTCTTTTAAAAAGTATTTTTTGCTTTTGTAATATAAATCATTTAAATTTAATTTTTCCCAATTTGGTAAGGATTTAATAGAATGGATTGATTGCTGCGTTATATTACCCATTTCCATATAATGAATTTTTTTTGCGTTTATATCTTCTTGAGGAAGGTAAGATATTAGAATTATATTTATTCCCGAATTTACAATATTTAAACAAAAATCAGGATTATCGTTATCTTCTTTTATAATATAAATTACTTCTTTGATACGATTTTTAAAGTTAGTAATAATTTCATTGTTTATAGGTTTATCTGTGACAATAACGGCGGGTCCATTATTTAATTGGTTTATTAACCCTTGTTCGTCAAAATCAAAATCCATCCTGACTATTACGTGAGGAACGCCTATTTCTTGTAAAGAAACCGAAGATAAAGGAGATGTCTCCACGAATTCAACTCCGTCCTTGCATCTTTCTCCGCAAAAAATAGTTTCGTAATCAAATGAAAATTTTATTTTTAAAACATCACAAATCTTTTTAGCGATATTTTCGGGTTTAATAAAGTTATCATTTTTAACGGGATGAACAAAATGTTGATTTTTAGAGTTTCCCCAATCAAATGCAAATTTTTCTTTTTCTTTAAATAACAGACATATAAGCTTAGTGTTTAAGGAGGCGGCGACATGAGTACTGAAGTTATTAGAACTTAAATGGAGCAAAGATTTATTTAAAATATGAGGCAGTTGGTTAGGGTTTACGTTACCATTTGAGCGATTTACGCCTTGCAAAATAGGGTCATCTGTATTACCTAGCTGAAAGACTGAAATACCTTTTTCCTGAAGTAAAGGTAGTACCATGTCTAATACTAATTGCCATTGAAAATAAAAAGAGTCCTTGGTGTCAATGGTTATAAATTTATCTTCTACAATTGGATAATAAAGTTCCCATAAAGATGGTTTATTTATTTTTAATCCAGTAGTGGAAGAGTAGAGAGTGGATAATTTCATTTGTAACAAATATTAGTTTTAGTTATTTGTTGGTAATTACTTTTATTTAAAGAGGGAGTGTAGATTGTCTCGAACAAATCGTTCCCTTCGCTGTCTTTGAAATTTTGAAGATTATTGAACTCTTCATTAATGGGTAAGACTTTGTGAACATAATCATTAGCGTAAAGAAGGGGGGCATAAGAGCTATTAGTGGCCACATAGAGATCGTGTTCGGGATATAACTCTTTAATTGATTCAAATAAGCTCGAAGAAATAAAAATATCTAACTCATTTTCAGGAATTACGTATAAAATTCTTTTGGTATTTTTATCTAATTGATTTTTTATGTCTTTAGCTTGCTCTTCTGCGTTAGATTTTGTAGCAACCCCCCTAAAATACTCTTCTATTTTTTCTCTAGAAGCCCCTTTGTCAAGTTCGGTCATCCAATATTTAAACCCATCATCTAGATCATCCACTTCGGTTTTTAATATTTCAGAATATAAAGTTTTAATCCACTCTCCATTATTTTCTATTTGCGGTATTTCTACTTTAGGGTCTTTTTTTTCCACCTTCGGATATTTTTTTTCATCTATAAACTTCGCGGAATCTAAAAAGCTTTCTATTTTCTTACCCACACTTTCTACAGAAAAATTTTGAAGCGCCCAATTTCTAGCCGCTTCCCCCATTTTATTTTTCTGTTTATCGTCCATAGAATAGACTTTAAAAAGTTGAGTAGCTATATGCACAGGGTCCGTAGAGGCTTTTATAAAGTTTGTCCCGAACTCTCTATATTCGCTCCAGTTCAAATGTAAAGAATTCGCCGTTTTACCGCACATTTCTTCACCACAGCTATAGTTAGTAACTAATGTGATTAACTCAGCGAGTTTAGCTTCTTGAACTGGAATTTCTTGACCGCCCGAAGTGAAAGGATGACAATAAACATCCATCAAATTATAAATTTCATTTAATTGAGGCTCAGTAACTCCCAAGCCTACGCCCGTGGGATTAACAGTATTTTGAGCTTTGCAAAAGGAGCAATTAGAATCGGGTTTTTCGAAAGGCTTGACTTGATAATTTAAACATTTTCCACATATTTGAGGTGTTAATATATCACTCCAATCTACATTATGTTCTTCCGCTAATCTTTTAATGTCCCAGCCTTCTCTAAAATCAGTATGCAATAATAATTTAGCGTCCTTAATGTTTGGATTATTCGTTTTAAAAAGTTTAAATCCTTCAATGAGATTAGGTACGGATTTTCTCATTTGATTTCTAAAAACATACCCGATAATAAAAGCATCTTTTTCTATACCGTGATTAGCTCTGAGTTCGTCACGTTTTGTCGGGCTTAATTTGTGGAAATTATGAGTATCAATAATCCCATGCATAGTTTTGACTTGTTTATGGCCAAGTCGATGCATTTCTTTAGTAGCAAAATCGCTCCACATCCAATAATTTTTTACTTTAGGAGCTATAGTTAAAGCCGAAGGTAAAAGGGGTAAAGAATCTAATGTCGTCCAAATAACCGAAGTAATTTTACTAAACCAATGTTTTTTTACTGCGAAATCTACTCCCCATATATCTTGGGCCGCTATATAAACATCTGGTTTTTCCTTAGCAATCGCTTCGTCAAGGTAATAAGCTCCATAATTTGCGATTTTGGCTAAAGAGGGGTCTCTGTTTATTTGGTTTCTTTTGTCGGGCGCATTAGGTAAACATCCAATAGATTTCCAAGGGGTACGTAATAAGTCGGCAGATTTTTCATCCATTCCTACGCAGTAATGAACGATATCATATTTGCCTGTTTTGTAGAGGTAAGACAAAAGCGCTTTGGCGCTTCTAGCAAATCCTGTTTTAATAAGCGAAAAATCGCTTTGGAAAAATATTTTTTTCTTTCTCACCTTTAATATTAAAAATCGTACTCGTCTTTGGTGTTTTTGGATTGCGTAGGTTTCTTTTCTGAAGACCCTTTGTTAAACGGAACCCTAAAGCTATCTTGAAGAATGGTTTGTAGATAATTTTTTAATAGAGTTGCTTCGGGATAATAAAAACCAATTAAATAAGACTGTTTATCAGTAGTGTCTTCTATGTCGGTACGATTAATTGAAAAAGAAAAGCCTACTTGAGTAGGTTTCGTTTTAGAAATTTTTCCGTTTAGATTTCCATTTAACTTACTCTTTTTATTGCTAACCTCAACGTCTCCTGCCACTTCGCCTAATTCTTCTGTTTCTTCACCTTTAAAATAAGGCTTAAAGAAAAAACTAATTTCTTGATTCCTGCTTTTATGATAGCCTTTGTATTCTGCGTTTCTTTCAATCGCGTCTATGATACCCGCGACTTCGACTGCTTGGAATTTTGTTTTTACATTTTTTTTAGGATTATCTTTATTTTTCCCAAAAGTCTTTGCAGTTGCCGAGTCTTGTCTAATCATACTCGCCCAAAAACTGTTATCTCTTTCATCGCGCCAGAACGAACATGCCGTACCCGTGCCTTTTGCATTTGGCTTATAAAATTGTACATTCATTGTCTTAATTATAGAACATCTTGGTCTTTTGTCAAGGTCGGATTTTTTTCTTTTAACTCAGCCAAGCTTGTATATATGCTATTCTTCCTTTGGGGGAAAATTTCGTCAGCGAAAATTACTTCATCTTTTACGACACCTTTAACGATGACTATCTCTCCTTCTTTGGGAACCCTAGAGCCATCTTTACCAATGCAATTCCACATCTTGTCATTAAAGATCATGATTTTAACCTCTTTGTCTTCGTCTGAGAGTTGGAATCTTAAGTATGAGCTTCCTTTTCTAGAGACGCTTCTGTAAGGTTTTCCTTCGATAAATCCAATTATTTTTATGCGACTATTTATGGGAGAGTTTTGCGCTGTTGAGATGGATGATAAGCCACTGGTATATTCACTCCATATGTCTAACAAAGTAATTCCAGAAGTATAACCTAATAATTTCTTTTCGTAATACCAATTCGCAAAAGATGCAGACTTCTTATTTTGTTGATATATTTTTCCAAAATTTTCAGCTTTCTTTTTAATTGTTTTTTGCCGACTTTCTTTAATAAACAATTTATGTTTTTTAGGGTCTGCATGAGTTTTATCTAAAGTGGTATAAAGATGTTTAATTATTTTTATTAAGTCATAATCAAATTCTTCACCCAATTCGTGGACTAGTACTTTTTCTCTAGTGGTTAGAATGCCCCAAATTTGAGCTTCATAAACTACCCTAGTACGAGACTGAGAAAAACCCTCGAAAGCTCCCGCTTGTATTAAGGCTGACAACATGCCTATTCCTAATCCTGATTTATTAGCAGCTTCAAAAACTTCAAATTTTGTAGAATAGTTATCTTTAAATTTATTTAATTTTTCAATTGATTTATCAGCAATTTTTTTAATCGATAACAAGCCAAACCTTATATTATCTCCCTCGATGCAAAAATCCATTTGAGATTTAATCAAATGAGGAGAAAGCAACTCTACGTTAAGAGAGTTCATTTCTTTATGAATTTTAGAAATTTCTTTTATAGATTCAGGTTCGTGCCTACTCATCTTTAATAAAGCTAGAAAAAATTCCTTGGGATATTTAAACTTAAGATAAATAGTTATTGCAGATAAAGCTGCGTAAGCCAAAGAGTGAGACTTGTTAAAAGAATAATTAGCCGAATCTTCTAAAACTTTCCAAAGTACATCGCTAACTTCTTTATCTAATTTATTTTCCGCTATTTTATCTTTAATTTTTTTCTTCCATTTTCTTACTTCGGACACCTTTTTCTTACCAACGATGCGACGTAAAATTTCAGCTTCATCCAAAGTAAAACCTACTTTATGAGCCATTTTCATTAATTGTTCTTGGTATAAGGCAACGCCTCCTGTACTTGATAAAATATCATCGAAGAAAGGATGGATCACATCGTATGTACCATTATTGGTATAATTTGCGTATTGATCAACATAAGATAGAGCTCCGGGGCGAGCCAAGGCTAAAACGCCGCTTAATTGCTCTAGATTCTTGGGGTTTACCTTTTGGCATACTTTAAAATTAGTTTCTGCTTCAATTTGAAATAATCCATGAGGATTCTCTAAATTTTGGAGTTGCTGATAGATAAAAGGATTATCTAAATCGATATCGTGAAGTTTAATCCCAAGTTGTTTGCAGACATCATCTACAACAGAAACACACCTCAGACCTAAAACATCTAGCTTTACATTAGATAAGGAAACCCAATTCATATCATAAGAACATACAGAGTTTTTCTTGTCAGATGATAATTCAGTGGGGCAACTCTTATTAAGAGGACCGTAGGAAATGGCTATTGCCGAAGGGTGAATGCCTTTGTTTTTATTTAAGCTTCTTAATTTTAAAGCTGTTTTATAAACCTCTGGGTTCTCATCACACCATTTTTTAAATTCTTCAACTTCTTCATAAGTCTCCTGCAAGTCCCTTACTTGTCCAAATAACTTTGGAACCATAGCGGAAACTTTATTCATTTCTTGCTCGCTATGTTCCCCTATTATTTTACCACATTCTTTTATTAATAATCTAGTATTTAAGGTATTTAAAGTTAGAATTTTGCTAGTCTTACCCGTGAACTTAGTATTTAAATAATTTATAACGTTTTGGCGATTATAATAACAGATATCTATATCCACATCAACCATTAATGATCCATCGAGATAAGTTATGCCTTTTACAATTTTCTTTTTGGCTCTAACCTTAGATACGAATCTTTCGAAGAAAAGTTCATATTTTAATGGGTCAATTCCGGTAACCCCGATAAGAAATAATACTAAACAACCAGCAGCGCTTCCTCTTCCCAAATTATATGCAATGTTGTTTTCATTACAAAAATTGATTACATCCCATACCAATAAGATATAATCGGTAAACCCTAATTCTTCTAAAGTTTCAAGTTCGTAATTTAATCTTTTTGTATAGTCTTTTGATTTTATTTTTTTCTTTTTTAATCCATGCAAGCAGAGTGCTTTTAAGAATTCAAAATTATTTGTATCTTCGCTTACTTTAAGCTCATGTTTATATTTATTATCTATAGTAAAACTAGGCAGTCTAACCCCATGAAGGTTAAGGTCTAGAGTCTCAAATTGGTCGGCGTAAGCGCTCATGCGTTTAACATTATCCATTCTTGGATATTTGAATCAGCTTCTTCTTTTTTTGAAGAATAGTCCATATAAAAAATATCTTTATTTTTGATTAGTTTTACGTATTTATTATCATGGCCGCTCTCTAGTATAGGGCCAGCCGCGAAAGCTGTAGGAGTGCGAGAAGCGATGCCATACCATGCACTCCAGCTACAACAAGATAGCACGAATGAGGCGTGATTCATTACTAAATCAATGGCTTCGAACATATTTATTTTTCCCATTAAATTAATTATATTATTATTTTTTAATAACTCTGGGTAAAATATTTCACATTGATTTAAATCTTCAACTGATCCAATAAGATATATAGAATACTTTTTTTTAATTAATTCTTGAAAACTTTGATCCCATGAGCATAAAAAATCTTTTTTTAAGTTATCGGGTTTATTTTTTAAAGAAATCGGCTGGAAAACCGCTATCTTAGAATCTTCAAATTTTTTGAATCTTTTAGGGAATAAAGAAAAATTTATTTCTTTTGATAAATCAACATTGTAATCATCGGGCACTTGTTCATTTAAAAATGGAAACCATTTATAATTACTTTCTTCCGCATCTTCATAAAGTGTTTCTGGATCGCAGTCAAATAAAATGCCTTCTACAAAGTTAAATGTTGACCAAAATTTTAAAATGCCTTGGTCCATTGGTATAATTTTTTTTAAATGAGGGTTGTAAGCTCTCTTACTGGCATGAATAATTACTTTTGATTTTTCATATTTTTCCAAACAATATTTAATAGCATAAAAATTTAATATTTGATCTCCCCACCAACACGAAGGAGTAAAGATGTGAAGGCGACCATCTTCATATTTCATATATCAATTTCCCATTTTAATTTATTCCAGACTTTTACATTTAACTCCAAATCAACTAATGCATTATGCAAGTTAGCGTAATCATGTTCAATATCATAGTATTTACCCACCGCAGTTAAGTTGGTTTTTATTCCTTTTATAATTTGTGATGTAATTTGATATTGATACTCAAGAAAATCAGTTTTACTATCGTAATATCTTTCGCTTCGTATCCCTTTAGCTATAGCATAGGTATCAATTATTTTGTGAGTTAAATGCTTGTAACTATCCCCCATGTGTTCATATAAGCCCTTTATGAGATAAATATCAAAACCTAAAATATTATGTCCAACGATATAATCGGCATCATCTAACCATTGCTTTATCGTAGGGTAAATTTTCTCAGGAGCAATACCTTTTTTATCTACTGTAGCTTGACTGTATCTAGTAATCCTTGCTGCTTCTTCAGTTATTTTAAGCTTAGTTTGCCATTTTACATAAAAGTCTTTTGAGTCTATAATTTTATCTCCTTTGACTTTAATCATAGCTATTTGCCAAGGTAAGTTATGGCAATAATTCAAACATAAGTTTAAGGTCTCGCAATCAATAAAGACAAAGGTTTTATTTTTTTCGTATCTAAGAAGCTTTTTTTTCATTTTTTTCTTTCCAGCTTTCGAAACAAAACTCATTGCTTCCCATGTGGTCTAAGTTGGGCTTACTTAGAGTGGTTCTTTTATCGATTGCTCTAAAAGTTAAATATGATTTAAAGTGGGATTTATCTTTATAATAAATACTTTGCGTATTGATTATATTTTCAGAATACTCCCTGATTCTTGAAGCCAATAGATCATCGAATGGTAAATTATTATTTTCAATAAAAAAATCTAATTCATAACTTTTCGGAGGTAAAGAGCAAGAAGAGCCACGTAAGCGATTTTTATAAATAAAGGAATCGTAAAACGGCACGCTTAAACGTAAATCTTCATTATCCCAAAGTTTATCCAACTGCTTAAAGTCTGTACGAGGTTGATAATAAAAGCCCTCCTTCGCTGCTTGAGAAGATATTTTCATTAATCTTTCGTATCCACTAACGTTTCTAGCAAAAATAACATATTTGCACTCTTCTTTTAAGCTTTCTTGATCTTTCCTGTTTAAATCATTACATACAGAGATTCTTAAGCCAAATATAAATTTTAATTTATGAGCTTGGGCGTTAGAATAAGCCTCTAAAAAACCAGACATACTATCATCTACCAGAAAAAAAGATTCGAGATCATTTTTGACGCAAATATCAATTATAGAGTCTGCCCCATCCTCTGAAACGTCATCGGGAGACTTAAGGTTTAAAATAGACCTTCCAATACTATAATGAGATTTAAAAAGAGGAACTAAGTCCATATTTAATTTATAAATATTTTTTTAAATCAAGTCAATTTAAATCGGGAATTCTTTATCCTTTTCACAATGAGCAGGACAGCCTTCATATTGTTTTTTTATGACTTTTTGATTTTTCTCTGGAATCAAGTCATTTTTGTTTTTTGAAGTAGATACAACATCCCCTTTTTCGTTGAGCAAAGCATAATATTCAAAAGGGAATTTATGTTCGCAAAACCATCTTGGTAAACCATTTTTTTTGAGATGTCCGGGGTAATCTGCAAAACCGCAACTTAATGGACCACTGAAGCTTCCATCTTTAGGAAAAGGTTTTTTTATCGCCATATCCGCTACGGCATCTTCTCTGGTAAAAGCGTTTGCTTTATTATAAACATATTCCAAATAATACTCATAGCCCTCTAATTGATCTTGATCAAATTTAACTGTCATCAACGGGTCTTCGTCGAACTTAAGAAATTGAAATTCTACAGATACGTCTTTTAAATCGGGCCACACCTGTCTTGCTGCCAAGATGTAGCACATTGCTTGAGTATTGCTTTCAATTTCACTCTCTGTATATTTATCTTTATTAGTTTTATAGTCTACAATTTTTACTTTGCCTTGGCTGGGGTATTGTATAGGCTTATCTATAAATCCAGTTAATTTATATTTTGGACCATTTTCATTTTTAGTAGTATCTAGAAAAAACTTTTCTTCAGGCTTGTCAATTTTAGCGCCTTTGCCACCCTTGAAATTTAAGGTTAAAGCGAAACAAATCCACTTATCACAAAGTTCAAAATTTTCTTCGCTATAAAAACCATTTTTGGAGAGATAGTCTTTAACTAGTTTAGAGATAGAGGGGATGGAGGTGATGGTTTTTGTTTTTTTAAGTTTAGTTACGTATTTACTTCTCCTTGGGTCAAGTAAACATTCCAAAGCTAAGTGGCACGCATTACCCCTTACATTTCCATCGTTTTTCACTCTTGGAAGTTTTAATGTATAGGTACACCAGAATTTCCACGAACAAGTTTCGTAGCAATTGATTCTCGAAGCGGATAAAATACTTTCTTCAGGCATTATTTTTCCATTCTAAAATTTCTAATTTTGACATCTCATTAAAATCATTTTTAGGAGGTAATGCTATTTTGCATTCTTTTTCTTGAAAATAATATTTTAAATTTTTAAATATTTTAGCTGCGCCCTTATTTCCCGCCTTATTTTCTCCATCATTATTTAAGGCAATAAGTATTTTTTCGGGACGGATACTTATTAAATAATAAATTAAAGAATCACTTATGCTTGTTCCAAAGGTAACTAGAGAATTTTTAATGCCCGCATCCCATAAAGATAGCATATCCCCTATACTTTCCACAAGTATAACTTCGCGATCTTCCTTTAATACAGAATCATTTAGAAAGGAGGGGTAAACCCATTTATTTTTAGCTCCTCTATGGAGCCATTTAGGACGATTAGAAACGTTTTCTAGTTTTCTGCCAGAGAATCCGATTATAAAATTTTTATCCGTCGAGAAGATGGGGAAAACATATCTATTTTGCATTTTTCCCCCTTCAACACCATTGTCTACGCCAGACTCAAAATTTTCTAAAGTATCAGAAGAAATGCCTCTTGAGTTCCAATAGGCGTAATTTTTATTTATTAAATCCAAATTTTCTTCATCAAAATATTTATCTTGATAAATTGACACTTGTTTCGGAGTTGTGTTACGAGCGTCATTATAAGTACCGTCGCCTTTTAAGCCGAGCCATTCACGAGCTTCTTTAAGCGTATTGAAATCCAAAGTTAACTTTACTAATTGTTCAATTGGCCCCCTAAGTTCGCCCTCTCTTCCATAATCTACAAAATAACCAGAATCTTTATACACGCACAAACACGTAGGATTACCGGAGTCTCTGTATAACGGTTTCGTTCTAAATTCTTTACCGTTATCTTTCAAATTGGTATAACCTAATTTTTGTAAAATTTCTTTTACATCCATTATAATAAATCTTCTTCTAGAAAATCGCCATTGTCATCATGAACCTCATGGTCTTCGGATTGTTCAGCGATAATAGCTCTTAAGTCCCCCCTATCTGCAACGTCAAAGTTATGTATAGATAGATTGACATAATTTCTAGTAGAGACCAATTTATTATTTTCCCCTATTCTAGTAACAAAGTCGATGTGACCCGCAGCCCTTTCTCCCCCATGTCTACTTTTAATAATGGTAAGCATGTGAGTTCCTCGACGTAAATCTAATGGGCTAATGGCCCTTTGTAAATCCGCGTCTTCCTCTTCTACTCCCTCGTCCAAAGCTATTTCATTTACTGTTTTAGTCCTTAAAATAGCAACAAATTCGGCGTAACGTTGGATACGATCAGAATCAGCGATGGCCGTACTGTCATCAGCAATACCCGCAGAATTTCTGTTAAAAGAGTCTCCCGATCTATTAGCTTGAGCGGCGGTCAACACTACGCAATCTAAAGAATGAGCTAATTGATGTAATTTATCCATATGATCACCCAGAGCTTGGTGTTCGGCCCAATTATTTTTCAATGCTGACGAGTCGCATTTTACATAATCGTACATCAAAGCAAAAGTGTTACCGCTGCCTACTTTAGTATAATAGAAATCAAGCACCAACGCTTCAATCTCCTCAATACTTTTACCTCCAACATATAAATGATATATATCTGCATTTGAAGGTATTTTCTCTGCGGCAGAATAAACTTTATTTTTCGTTTCGGTGTTTTGGAACCATTTATTTTCTTCCAAAGAATAAACACTAGTTCCCGCTAAAGACGCAAACATTCTATGTTGTACGACCTCGGTTTTCATTTCGGTATCAAGGATTAAAATGGGTAGATCATATTTAGTCAATAAATGTTGTCCTACATGATTTAAGATCGTGCTTTTACCTACCCCTCCTCTAGCTACAATTACATGAACACACCCTTTTCTTAATTTACCATAAGATTGAGTCACTGTTTCATAGGGCCATTCATAACCTATCTCTTCAAATTCATCAGGATTCGCAGCCATATATTCTAATTTGTCCATATAGCCGTCCCAAAGTCTAACGGGTTTGTTACCTTCATTAACGGGAATTCTTAATCCATCAACAAAAATTTCATTAGCCTTATTATATTTTTCAGCTAAAGGTAAATCTTTCGAAAGTATTGATTGGATTTGCTGGCAAGTTGTTTTACCTTGTCTCGTATAATGTAAATCAACTAATTGATAAATAAGCTCTTCTAAACTTTCTTCAGGAATGGGAGAGGCGCTCATATGCTTCACATAAGGAGCTAGACTTCTATTATTTGAATCCGTATACCCCGCTTGTGAAATTTTAGCGGATATTGTAGTTGGGTCTACATATCTTTCTTCCTCTAAGCTTCTGATGATAACATCGAGAATGGTCTTGTGGTCAGGATAATAAAATAAATCTCTATGTATAACATTTTTATAGCGAATAAGCGAATCAGGATAAACTAATATACCCGCCAGCACATCTCTCTCGGTCTCTTGTGAAAAATCCTCTTTCATTATATCAAAACGTCGAACTCCTCTTTAAAAAATGCTTTATTGAGCAACGGAACATCTTTTTGTTCTAGTTCGATGAGCTTATAATTATTTTGCTCTAACCACAAGGCTTTTTGATGGTCTCTAGTAATTGAGTCTAGATATTTAACTCTAGAATTAGAGTGAAAAAATTTATTGAAATTGCCGTGTTGAGGGCCGTTAACTTCTATAGCGATTTTCTTGGTAGCATTTAAGAAATCTACCTTCATTTTAGACCCAAAAACTGGAAATTCTTCGTAAACTATCTGTTTACTCCAAAAATTTTTGAAAAACTGCTTTACATTGAATTGTAATTTAGATTTAGATTTACCATCCCAATCTATTAAATATTTAGAAACGTTTTTGTTTTGTAGATTACCATATATATTGTAAAGTCTCATACTTAAGACTTTTTCAATACTTCTATAAATTTTTTAAATAAATATTTTCCTACTTCTGGATTTTCTTCAAAATATATCCTAAGCTTATCTATTCCTTGATGTTGTTTTTTTAATTCGAAATCCAAGTTTTCTTTAACATCTTCTATGGTTTCATCTTCGATAGTGACCCAAGCTCCTTTCGCTTTCGCCATATCCCACATTAACATCATTTCCACTACTTCATACTCAGCCCAGATACTTTTTCCATCTACCCTTCCGTACCTAATCGGATATTTAACTTCGATTCCTGTTTTTTCATTAGCGCTTTTTCTGAAAATTATTTTGCACCAATGTCCCAAATGCTCTCCCTTCCCATTAGGCTGAGTGGAAATTATATCCTTATTATAGCGAGGCTGGAATTCTAAAATCCAATCACTGTAATGTAATGCGGCATTACCTCCTGATGCATTGGTAATTTGTGGGTCACCCTTTTCGTAGGGGTTAAGCTTTATCGTGCTCCTAACTTGAGAAATCATATAGCATACATGACCCTTGCTAGCGAAAGACAAAGCCATCCTTTTTAAAAAGTCTGAAGTTAATAATGACCCCCCAGCTACTTTAACGGCTTCATCAGAGCCCTTTTGTAAGTCATTTCTAGGCATTAAGGCGTCCATTGAGTCAATGATAAACATGTAACGTGTATCGTCTGGGTTGTCATGAACAAGACGCCTCAATAAATCAATTACCGATTCAAAAATATTGCATTTATAAACAAACCATTTCTTAGGAGATGTATCTATCCCCGAACGTTTTAAAATTTCATCAGAAAGTCTTCCTTCCGACTTTATATAAACGATCATGGAATTGTCCATTTTTTGAAAATTCCTAGCAAAAGATAGAGCGCAAGAAGTCTTACCCCCTTCTGTTACCCCCGAAGCTCTTATAACTCCGGGCTTAATTCCACCTCCCATTTCTATATCCAGTTTTAAACTGCCGCTAGATACTGTATAGTCCCTTTCTTCTTCAAAGTTGTAATGGTCGGCTTTGTTTTCCTCTAAATAGGCTTGTATTTGCTCTAGAGAGCTATTCCCTTCTGCGTTTTCGGCATTTTCTTTTTTCTTTTTTCTCATTATAATTTAATTGATTCGATTAAAGCTTTTTCATTTAGCTCTTGTTGAGCCACATCTTCATAACATTGCTTAATGGCTTCTCTAAGCTTGGAGTTATTTTCGTAATAAGCGCTATAAGATAAATTCCATTGATCATAGTCAATGGGAAATTTTTGGTTTTTTATTATTTGAGCGCATTTAAATGCCATTTTTAAATTATTTTTTTTGCAATACTTCCAAAATAGTTGAGTTATAGACTCTCCTCTATATTGCCTTTTTTCATAAGAAGCCCACAAGTCTTTCTCAGCCGCTTCATGATCGCCAATACGTTCATACAATTCTGCTCTTAATTTTAAAGTCCAAAAATCTTCTCCTCTATCTGTAAAGCTTTCTAATAATTGAGTATGGTAGAAAATCCCCCTTTCTAAGAAAATTTTTACATGCTCTCTTCCGTAAGGAAATAATTTTTCACACCATTCTTGCCCAACCGCTACTCCAGAATAATTAAAAGAAATAGCTAAATAATATAAATGATATCTCTCGTCCTCCAACGTGCTTCCATCGCGAAATTTTTCATGTAATTGATTTTCTAATCTTAGAACATCTTGTATATATTTAATTGGATTTTCATAGCTTTTACCCCCTCCCACGGCGATATGTTTAAAAGACATGGGGAGATTTTCTTCGCGTGGATTTTCGTTATCGGGTAAATGAATAGTTTCATGAGCGGTATCTGTAGCCCAAAACCAAGGTAAATTAGCTCTCCACAGCCACATGCGAGGGATTATATGATCCCCCGGATGAAAAATAACTGACCATGCTTTTTCAGCCGTTTCTATAATAGACCAATCAAAATCGTCAGCGACCTCAATTCCTTCGTCGGCGTCTATTCTTAAAATCCAATCGCAACCATGATCTGTTTTTTTTAAAAAATCCCACGAATGCTGCCTATTAACGCCATGCCCTTTCCACCCAATTTCGCTTTGATAAAGTTTTCCGGGTATCTTTTCTTTTTCAAAAAACTTTTTAATTATATCTTGAGTGCCGTCCGTAGAACCGTTATCCACTAAAACCCAATAATCAATATAGGGCGCAGCGGTAGTAAGCATTTTCTCAATAATATGAGCTTCGTTTTGAACATGAGTCCACAAACAAAGTTTTACTTCATTTTGTTTTTTTGCCATTTTTGAAGATAGAACTTAAAGACATGGGTTTAGTTGATTTATCTATATTCTTATGAAAATTAGCGTTATCATTAAATTCTTCTTTTTGAGCTTGTTGAAAATTTATTTTTAAATTTCTTTCAAATTCATCAACAGCATTTCTTAGATATTTTACACCATCTTTCCCATTAAAAAAGTTTAAAGAATTTAAATAAAATCCTAAATTAATTTGACTCCAAAATTTAATATTGGGGTAAGTATTAAATAAATCTTTAGCAGCCTTAGTTTCTCTGCTCCAATCTACAGCAGAAAAGTCATTGGGGTCTTTTATTAATTGCCAAATTATGACTGCAAATTTATTTTTAGGCTGCACCTGTTTTTTGGTCGTGCGACTTTTAATTTTTCTACCTAATTTAAATTTCGGTTCCGATTTCATCTATTTTGATTCCGACTTCGTCTAGATCATGTTCTACCATTTTTTTGACTAAATTACGAAAAGAAACTTTAGGGCTCCATCCTAATTCAAGTTTTATATCCGTGGGGTCTCCCAACAACAGTTGCACTTCATTAGGTCTATAAAATTTAGAATTTATTTTTACTAGAGTTTCTCCGCAGCTAGAGTTTCTGTGAAATTTAGTTTCTAAGGGGTTATTTTCATTTTCGCACCAATTGCCTTCTATTTTAGCTGCATAAAAAGCTCTCTCAACAAACTCTTTAATAGTATGGGTTTCTCCGCTTGCAAGTAAATAATCTTTAGGTTTATCGCAATTAAGCATTAACCATACCCCTTCTACGAAGTCTTCTGAATCGCTCCAATCTCTTTTGGCGTATATGTTTCCAAGTTCGATAGGGTTTACGTGCTTACTTAGTTCTATTTCTTTTTTTATTCTAGCAACTCCTTTTGTAATTTTTCGAGTTACAAATTCTTCTCCACGTTTCACCCCTTCATGATTAAACAAAGTACCGTGAACAGCATACATATCATAAGATTCTCGATAGACTTTTACTAAATGTCTAGCGGCGCACTTAGAAGCTCCGTAAGGGCTTCTGGGTTTCAAAGGATGTTTAAGGTCTTGTGGAGAATAATCTACATCTCCAAATTCCTCACTACTTCCAGCGCTGTAAAACCTACAGGTTGGTTGATAAGCCCTAATAGCCTCTAAGCATCTTAATACACCCGTGGAATTAACATCAAAGACTTGGAGAGGCATTTTCCAACTACAGCCCACGAAGCTGTTAGCCGCAAAATTAATAAAATAATCAGGTTGTATTTCTTTAACTAAATTACAAATACTTACTTCATCAACTAAATCTCCATAAACCAAATTAAACCTATTATGGGTTAAAAAATTTTTACAATTTGTGAAGTTGGGCGCGGCAGCCCTGCGAATCATCCCAAAGACTTCATTTTCGGGGTCTTTCAGTAAAAACTCGCACATATTGGCCCCGTCTTGACCCAATGTTCCGGTAACTAATATTTTTTTCATTTAATTTTGTTAAAGACTTGCGCTATGGCATCGTCCATATCTAAATACTTATAAGTAGCTAATCTACCAATAAAAATAACATTATTTAAAGAATCAGCAATTTTTTTGTATTTTTTGTATTTCTTATTATTGTCGTTAAACGGCTTAGGATAAAATGGTATATTATTTTTGGTGTGCTCACAAGGGTATTCTTTAGAAATAACAGTTTGAACCACATTTTGTCTATGCCAATGAGAATGATCCACGCTACGAGTCCAAGCGTTATGACTATTGCATTCATTTAATTGAAATATATCTTTTCTTTTAGCCGCTGTTTCAAATTGTATTTTCAATGATCTATACTCTAACCAATCATACTTATAATTAAAAAATTCATCAATTTTTCCAGTATATACCAATAAGTCACATTTTTGCTTTTTGTATTCTTGAGGATCACAATTTAAATTTACTTTAATTCCTTCAAGCATGTTATTAAACATGACGGTATAGCCATCGACAGGTATGCCTTGATATTTATCTAGATGAAAGCAAGAGCTAGGATCATCTCTTTTATTGGGTACTCTAGAGCTTATTGATTTTGGTAATTCTTCCCAAGGAATACCCCACATTTTTTCACTATAATCTTTAAATATTAAATCTTTTATTTGCTCCGGAGTTTTGTATCCAATTTGTTTTTCTACTGCTGGTGAGTAAGGTAAGGATATTGTCCCTTCCTTTGTATTAGCTTTCACTTCCAAGCAGACATCGTTGAATTTAGAGTATCTATTTAAGAAGCTCCATACTTTTTCGTTGTTTGTGTGAAAACCATGAGGTCCGTATTGATGAACCATTACCCCTTCTATTTTTTTATCATAACAGTTGCCGCCGATATGATAACGAGTATCAAATACTTCTACATCATAGCCTTTTTCTTTTAGTAAGATAGCGGCTATTATTCCACTTAAACCGCAGCCAGCTATAACGGCTTTCATTTATTTGCATTTATCCAATCCTCTAATCTTACAGAGGGATTATAATCAAGCATAGTGGAAATTTTTGAAATATCAGCTAAAGTATCTTGCGATTCTCCAAGTCTAGGAGGTAAAAATTCATATTCGCCACCCATCATTTTGGCTATATCTAAAATAGAATGATTTCTTCCAGCGCCGACATTAAACAATTCTCCTAGAATATTTTTATTAGCGGATGTTGCAGCAAGAATATTAGCTTTAACTACATCACTTACATGAGTAAAATCCCTAGTCTGTGTTCCGTCTCCAATAATAGTCATTGGTTGTCCAGCGGCTCTTTGCCTAAGAAAAATTCCGATAACAGGCGCATATTGACCTTTTAATGGCTGTCTTTCTCCGTAAACATTAAAATATCTAAAGTTAACCGTTTCAAGACCCCAAAGCGTATAGTACATTTTGCATAAGTCTTCAGCAGCGCTTTTGGAAACAGAATAAGGATTGAGACAGTCTTTCGGCATCTCTTCCTTTAGAGGGATAGAATTTTTTAATCCATAAGCGGATGACGTACTTGAATATACAAGACGTTTTACCCCAAATTCTCTACATAATTGTAAAATTACGCAAGTTCCATAAAAATTAATATAACAAGCTTCTTCGGGTCTCTCTAAAGTTGGCTGTATTCTAGCTTCTGCGGCTAAGTGAAAAACTAAATCAACATTTTCAAAGACTTTTTTTGAAATTAATTGTTCTTTATCAGTAATAGATATTTTAAAATATTCCGCTTTATTATTTGTGTAAAATTGTTCGTTAGCTTCTGAAGACTGATCATCTATTACTCTTACATTATAGCCTTCATCTACTAATTTATCGACTAAATTGCTTCCAATAAAACCTTGACCCCCGGTGACAATAACATTTTTCATTTTAAAAATCGCTTCCTCTCTCTAAATGTTTGGTATAGTTAAAATTTTGAAAATCATCCTTGTATAAGGAATATATTCTTTCTTTCTGCCCCTCTGTTAAAAAAATTAAATTACTTTTACGAGCATTTTTAGCGCGTTCTTTGTTGAAATTTATATCAACTTGTATTTCGCTGTATTTTTTAATCTTTTTCATTTCTTCGTATTTAAATACTTCCGGTGTAACTATACCATCATTCTCGGATAAATAAACAAATTGAGGTAACAGGTGATACTTGCAATCTTCAAGCCTTAATGCTTGAAAATGTTCTTTTTGCGAAAAAATTCCTTTATGCTCGTAAGAATTAAGGTCCATGCCCTCTACTTTACTCAAAAATTCGTTTAAGCCATTTTCCCCCTTATTTTTGCTCCAGTATTTAAATAAAGACACAAATCTATCGTAGGGATTACGGACTATAGAAAAATAACTATCGCATTCTTTGATAAGTTTATTTTCAATAAAAAGACGAATCTCTTTAAGTGTCAAATGCTGCATCATGAACCATTTATTAAGTTCAGTGAGGCTCTGTATGCCCAAAAGAAACTTAACATTAGAACGATCATATTTGATACTATAAGTCTTACAAATAGCTTGCTCTATGTAAGTGCCGCCAGTGCGGGGAATATGGACAAAGCAACACCTTTTGCCATTAGTATTAGTGAAGATCATTTATTTGAAGCTAGAATTTGTTGAATGACATCAATTAAAGAGTACCTAAGAGACCATTTAGGAAAATGAGATTTAAATTTGGACAAATCTGAAATATACCAAATATGGTCTCCTTCTCTATTTTCTTTTTGTATGGAGAAATTATCGTAATTAACTCCTAATAATAGATTCGTTGTTGTGATAGCTTCTAAAATAGAAATAGCGTTTTCTTTGCCGCCGCCAACATTGTAAACTTCTCCTTTTTTGGGGCTATTGTGAAAATGCCAAAACATATTTACGAGGTCAAAGGAATGAATGTTGTCCCTAACTTGTTTACCTTTGTACCCAAAAATTTTATAATGCTTGTTATTTTTAACGCATTTAATTAAGTAAGACAAAAACCCATGCAACTCAACCCCAGAATGATGTGGTCCAGTTAAGCAGCCGCCCCTGAAAACGCCTACATTCATATCAAAATATTTTCCGTATTCCTGACACATGATGTCTGCCGCTACTTTAGAAGCTCCAAATATAGAATGCTTAGAGTTGTCAATGGGCATTGTTTCATCTATAGACGCATCATTTTGCCACCCTTTTTCTTGTGAGTAAAAACATGCTTCGTAGCAATTTTTTTTCTCTTTAATAAATAAATTTTTATAAGTCGAGTCGGGAGCTTTATTCTCATAAGAAAAATTAGGTCTATCGCCGTAGACTTTATTAGTTGATGTAAAAATAAATGTAGAATCTTTGCAGTAATTCCTAGTTAACTCCAATAAATTTAAAGTGCCATTAGCATTTACGCTAAAATCAGTCAAAGGTTCTTTACAAGCCCAATCATGAGAAGGCTGCGCCGCTGTGTGTATAATAATATCAATTTTATTTTTTTTAAAAATTTCTTCTAGAGCTTTGTAGTCTCTAATGTCTAAAGAATGGTGTTCGTACTTAGTGTAGCATGTTTTAAGAGACTCTATATTGGACTTATTAGAGCCTTCTTGCCCAAAAAAATATGATCTCATATCATTATCTATACCAATGATATCGAATCCTTTTTTATAAAAAAAATCAACAGCTTGGCTTCCGATTAAGCCTCCCGAGCCTGTTATTAAAACCTTCATTTACTTTAAAATAACATCATCAAAAAATTTCAACACATTTTCTGGGTAGAAATTAGAGTCTACGGTATGTTCTTTAAATAAGGGTTCATTAACGTATTTAAGATAAAGATCATCATTAGAATCCACTTCTTTAACGTATTTCACTAACTCATCTAAAGAATTAAAATCATTATAATTTATGAAACTTTTTTCATTAAAGTCAAGCTTAACATTTTCATCAGAATGATAGATGGGTACTGTGCCCGCAGTTTTAGCGTGAAAGAGTTTTTCTGTGTAATATCCCGCGTATAGTCTATTCTCAAAACATATAGAAAATTTGTAATTTTTTAATATATTATACTTTTTGCTTTCTCCATAAAACCAATTTTTAAAAGGATTGCCGTATCCATGCACTTCTTTATAGCTAGAGAATTTATTAAATGCGTTTACTCTTTCTGGTATAGGATTATTAAATATGAAAGCGCAAAAAGCTGATTTAGGGTGAGCTATAAATTCATTATCATGAATTTTATCTAAAGGCAAAAGATACTCGGGGTTTCCGTATCCTTCTTTATTAAACCAATCTATTTGTAATACCCACAAAGGAAGCCTAAAATGTCTAGGATCATTTGAGAAATCAAAAGTAAAAGCGTAATCACATTTACCTATGCTATAAACAGCTTGGTGATTAGAAATATCTATAGAATTTTCATTATCAAAATTAGCCGAGACGCTTTCTCCCGTAAAAAATATTTTTTTACATTTTTGATTTTTATACCTCTCTCTTTCGTTTATTTTGTCGTAATCAACTGAGAAAAATAGCAAATCAGGATTTAAGCCTTCTTCATCTATTTGAACATCATACTTCTGAGATAATAAATGATAAAAATAATTATTATCTTTTTGAAAATCGGGCCAAAAATCAACAAAATTGACTCTTATTTTTTTCATTACGAAAGAAAAACTTCTTGAAATTTTGCCATAACTAATTCGGGCGTATAATTTTTATACATATTCCAATCTAAATGTTCGAAATCTCCTTTTTTCATTTCTGATAATACTTTCAAAAGGCTATTATAATCGTTATAATAAACACCCGTTCTTTGAAGCATATGTATATGAGCTAAGTCGTTACCGCCTAATGCGGTTACCACTGGTTTATTTTTAAGAGAATACTCTGCTATTGCCATTCCAAATGATTCACCCATACGTCTGGCGTGTATCATAGCGTCACAGGTATTTATAAATTTAACTTTAAATTGTTCGTCAGCCGTTGCTTTTATGTATTTTATTCTTTCGTGATTATAAAATTCATTAGTATATAAAAATAAAAAGTAAATATCATTTCTTTTATCTAAAATATCCGTTATAGCTTGGTAAACAAATGGAATGTCAAATTGGTCTGGGCCGCCAGTTCTCCCGAATACAGTAGCGTTTTCGGGTATACCTAATTCTTCTCGAAGGTCTCCTTTAATGTTTTCTAATTCAACGATATAAGGAACATAGGGGCTTGAACCTTTTGTCATTTTCTCAGAAAGCCACTCAGAGATATAGGCATATACGTCTCCGTGGGGATCATAGTTTTGGAAAATGGAGTGTATGCATGTTTTTGTTTTTTTAGAAACTTTTCCATCAAATTCCCCACCTTTTTGCATGTACAATACATCAACTTTTTCTTCATCAAGAATATCTTGAACTTCGTCCCATTTTTGATATCTAAATACATTAAATCTTTTTCCAAATTTCTCTGCCGCTAAAGGATGTTCGAATTTGGAAGTAGTAGGGCCAGCAATGTAAATTGATTCATTATTTAAAATAGATTCATTATAATCCGCATACCTATAGGTAGCCAATTCTGTGCCTCTTACATTAATTTCATTTGTATGAAAAGCTATTTTCATTCAGTGCGCCTTAATTTAATTGTCACATCGGGAAGGTTAGATATAAATAATGCATGATTTCCCAATATTGTTTCTAACGCCTTTTTAACGTCTTCGTTTTCAGTATTCCAATCAGATTTTCTTTCCGTAAAATTAAATTCTTTCAAACAACGTTGTTTTTCTGCTTCGGATAATTGAAACCAATCCAACACGTCTTCAATTGTCTCAGGGAGACTTTCATATTTTACGAACATTATATCATATTTTCTTTCTTCGTAGGAAAAATAAGATTGAAAATGATTTTCTATACCCGCGTAGTCTTTACCTCTGCTCAAGTAATCATAAAGCCCCATTCCGTTTTTATTGCCAGCCATTATTCCTTCAAATTCGTCTTGAAGTTCTGGAGGCGAAAAAATTCCTCCCATTCTAGCAAAGCCTCTTTTTAAGTAGGAAATAAGACAGTTGTAAGGATGAGAATATAAATATAATACTCTAGAGATGTGATCAGGCATTTCAGGATTTAATTGATGCCTTTTTATCCTACTACCTTCTCCACCGTTTGCTACAGGCGGGGTAATTAAATCTCTAATTAAACCAGAACCACTACTGGTTGGTGTTATTAATACAGTGCTCATTGGCAGGGGTTATCATTTTCATCAAAAGCTTTTCCCACATAATGAATTGGGTAATTAAGCTTTTCAATTCCTTCGGGGCGACGAGTGGGAAAGGGTTTTTTTTCAAAGTATTCATCATGCACGCAAATTAAATTTTTTTGAGATACTAAAGGATAAATTTGCCGTTTAAGAAATTGTTGATCTACTTGCCAAAAATCCCCTTTGTCAAAATCTTTAATTAATGATTGCATGTTTGGAATTACGCCACTTTTTACACCCCACATTCCACCTAATATTTCCGTTAAATGAAGAGGGTGATCTCTCATTATATGAAAGGACTTTTCACTCTCCATCCATTCGTCTACAGCCGCTTTTTCTCTTTCTCCTAATCTAGAGTCTGTATCTCTAGAAATCATAACTTCTACATCTGGTTCAGAGGCAGGGAAAAATCTCCAAAACATCCCCCTCCAATCTCCTTCTTCACTCATTACAAATACTTCAGTATTTTCCTTATTAATTAAATCATTTATAATAGTGTTAGGCGTCGATTTGCCTATGTAATATCTACAAGTCCAATCGGGGTAAATTTTTAAAGCTAAATCGGCATTTTTTAAAGCGCCAATAGTGTACTTAGGGTTATCCCCCCATAAACAATAGCTAATGATTTTTTTGCTCATTTACCTATGATGATCATCGTTAAGAGTTGTCGGGTAAAGACCAGTTTCCGAACCTTGCACCACTAATGGGGGTTCCCACCAGTAAGTTTTAACATCATGCAAGTAAAGCTGATAGGCTAATTCCCAATCACTTATAGTATTAAAAGGCTTCATTGTCTCTGCTATCTTTTTAGCCACTTCTTTCTTTAAGATATACGAATCTCCACCTCTTGACGCTGGATGAGGTATTTCGTAAGCTATTACCCCTTCTTTTAAATAAGATTTAGGTACTCTTAATCCAGCGCAACAACCCATAAATATAGCACCCCAATCACTCGGTGTCTTTTCTAAAAAATTATTAAAATGTTTTGGGAATTCTTCTACAAAAATAACATCATCCTCCAGCACAAGACCATAATTATCACATTTTTCAGCTACAGATTTTATTCCTAAATAATGTTTAATCGTGCAAGATATTTCCGCTTTATTAATTTCTCTGTAAGGAGCGCTTCTTTCTTTATAGCACTGGTCTATAGTTTTGTGGTATTTTGTTGGATCAGCGTTATACCATTCATCAATAATTTCTTTAGTAAGTTCTTCTTGGTCAAAATCTAATATATATTCAACATCTATATTATTAAGATTTAAGTATTCATCTAGCCTTTTTTTTCTTTCTTCCAGCTTCGTGTAGTGAAGAACAAAAATTTTATCTACATTTAAAATGCTCATATATTTTTAACGTAATTTTCGAAAAATAAAGTCGATGGATCAAAGTTTCCCCAAATTTTATCGTAAAGTTCTTGGGATAAATCTAAATTTCTGTATTCCTTCCAGCTATCAATCACTAAAAAAGGTAAGTGGTTATAAAAATCTATATTTTTACTTTTGGTAACGATTGGGATAGTTTTTAAATGAAAAGATTCCCAATGTTTATGGCAATCAATACCGTTGCCATTTGGCGAAAGAGTGAAATAAGATTTACCAGTTTGCTTTAAATACTCTTCAGAGCTAACTCTAGCAGCCATTTCGAGACCTGTCTCCTCTAGGCAAACACTACGTTCGAACGGGTTAGTACCTATGTCAAAATTGCAATATACTAGATTTTCTTTATCCTTCCAGTGAGCTCTATTTATAGCTTTATCCATATTATTAGGATTGCCGTGAGCCCACTTTGGATTAGCTAATCCTATTGGTATAGATTTAACTTTAGGATGATCTATGTTTATGTTTTGACCGTACCATAATTGAACTTGAGGATTTTCTATGTAATTTAAAAAATTTTCATCTATTGGTAAATCAGAATTATGAGTAAATAAAACGAATGGAAAATCTAATTTTATATATTTAAAAAAATGACCTAAATATTCTGTTTTGACAAAAACATAATTGTTTTCAACTTCATGTTTAACTCTGAAATCAAAATCATGACTACGAGCGTCAGTGTAATGAGAACAAGAGTATTTACATAGCTCTTTAAATGCATTACCGCATAAATATTTATGTTTAAAGCGTGTCAATTTTCAGCGATATTTTTTATTAATTCATGTATTTCGTCATGTTTGGATTCCATTACGGATATAAGAGTCTCCCCGTCATGAGAATACCAAGGTTCATGAGAGGCTCCTAATAATTCATTAGTGAAGACGATACAGTTCATCATTTTAGCCTCTAAAATCATTCTGCCACAAGTTTCTGGCGTTTTGGGCCAAAAAACTAAGCCTTTATTTGTTGAAAGTTTATTTAAAAAATTGTTATGATTTTTATCAAAAATAAGCTCGTAGTCTAGACGATTATGGATGCAAAATTTTATTGCTTCGGGCACACCTTTTTGGTCGTACATAGATTTAACTACAGAAAAAACCTCTTTCCTTTTTTTGTTTCGAGATTTCCGTCTCATAAAGTCAAAAGACTCTTTATCCCATAAATTCCCTGAAAAATTTACTGTATTATCATGGCCCAAATTTTTATCATAAATTAATTTTTGGAAATTAGTTTGGCATATAATGCTTTTAGCTTTTTCAAAGAAATCTACAAATATAAGCTCTTCTTTGGGAACTAAAAAATTATCATATACAGCGGGGTTCATATGCCCTACAAACTTGTAATCATGAGCATATATTAAATAATTTAATTCTTTTAGTTTTTCGAATATGTTAGGAGGTATTTGAAAAAAATTGGAAATAATAAAAAAGGAATCTTTTTGCTGCTCTAGAAAGCTTTCGGACAGTTTAGAGCTTTTAATTTTGAGTATATCTTCCCCTTTTCTGGTAAAAATATCGAGGATTATTTCGTCATTTAACGCTGCTCCCCCAGCATGACCGCCCCCAGCTAAGTCCTCAGAAAAAAAGTCGTTTATTAAAATATAACGCACATCCTGAGTTTAGGATGTTTTTTAATTAGAGTCAATTTCTTTCGGATAAATGGTCTATTTTCTCCTCTAATCTGTCAAATCGGTGATGAACAGTTTTTACAAGATTATCAAAATCTCCTTTAGAAACATATTTTTCGGGCAAACTTAGGGCTAAATGGTTTAATTGAGCTCTCGCCTCCTTTAAGTCTTTCTCGTGATGTCTTTCGAGCTCTTCACAGGCTTTTTCCGTCTCTTTTATCCTCTCCCAAAAAGACTTAATAACTATACCTAAAAAGAAAGTAAAGATACCAGCAATGGTATTAAAAAAGAACTGAAAATCAATAGTTTCCATATAAATATTTACACTTCAAAAAACAAAAAGTATATTTTTTTTATTTTTATGATATATTCTCCTTGAGAGATGAAAAAACTAAACGCTATAGGCGCTAAATATGGCACTGATAAGGGCGATTCTGGTCACACATTTAAAGACCAAAATTATTTAGATATCTATCATGAATATGTGAAATCCTTTAGACAAGAAGCCTTTAATTTTCTAGAAATAGGGGTTAGAGATGGAGCGTCCATGCGTATGTGGAGTGATTATTTTCCTAACGCTACTATAATAGGGCTCGATATAGACCCAAGCTGCAAAGATGTAGAAAAAGGACGCGACAATATTAACATTGAAATAGGCTCTCAAGAGGATGAAGAGTTTCTTAATGAAATAATAGAAAAATATAAATCTTTTAAAGTTATTTTAGATGATGGAAGCCATATAAATACTATGATTATGAAAAGTTTTAATGTATTAAATAAATATGTTGAAAATTTTTATATTATAGAGGATTTAGCTAATAGCTATATAAATTTAAACGATCACAACGTTTTATCATGGCCCGGAATGAGCCAGAATAAAAATCTTCAAGCAGATAATTCCGTAAGTCGCCCCGCTTTTAACAAAATGATGTTTGATCTAATAAAAGAGTTAGATGGTAGACGAAGTGATTGGAGAGCCTTTCATTTTCATGCTCAAATATTAGTGCTAGAAAAATAGCTACCCTCTGTATCCTTGTTCTCCACGTTCCCCTTGTGGACCTTGTGGACAGTCAATGATTTTTACATAAGGGCTACCGCCACAATTGGCCGCACAAAATGTTTCTGCATCATCTTTGAGTCCATAATAATACTCTTCGCATTCCGATGTATCACATTTCCAGCACGAAGGGGTTTCGAGTTGATAGCTCTGATTGCCTTGATTACTTGGATCGCTTGGATTAAAAATCATCTTCTAATACTCCTGAGTTTTGATAGTCTTTTACTTTTCTTTCAAAAAAATTAGTCATAGCTCCAGTATCTACCACTTCGGATAACCACGGGAACGGATTTTCGTCGCTATCGAATCTGAAATCTATCCCTATCCCTTCGAGTCTTCTATTGCCTATATATTGCATGTAGTCTACAAACATTTTAGCGTTGAGCCCCAATATCCCCCTTGGAAGAACGTCATGAGCGTAAGCTATCTCAAGTTCAACCGCTTTTTTAATATGATTAGTGGTTTCTTGTTCAAATTTCTTTGTCCAGACAGAAGGATATTGTTCTTTTATAGTATTGATTAAATAAGTGCCAAATTTAATATGCAAACTTTCGTCTCTTAAGGTATATCTAATTTGATCAGAAAGTCCCGGTAATTTATTTTGTCTTCCTAGAGCGAGCAGCATAGCAAATCCACTAAAGAAAAAAGTTCCTTCGCATACTATATAGTAACTAATTAAATTTCTCAGAAACTCTCTTTTTCCTTCTGCAGTTTTAGTGGAAAAATCTTGCCTGTTCACGTCTGTAGTGATTTCCATTAGAAAATCGTCTTTAGCTTTTATGGAAGGAATGTTAATATAAGCTTCATAAACATCAGCGACCTTAAGTGAATACGAATCACAGCATGTTACTACGGTCCAGTTATGTAATGATTCTTCATAAGCTTGTCTGAGGATATATTGACGACATTCAGGATCAGTTACCCATCTCGCAACAGTAAGAAGTAAATTATTACCAACCAGAGACTCGCTTCCAGCAAAAAAACCAAGACATCTTTTTACGAGTAATTTTTCATCTTTAGTTAATCCATCATTCTTCCATTGATCCACATCGTCGGACATATTTATCTCAGATGGCGACCAATTATTAGCCACGCCTTTAATAAACATGTCCCATACAGCAGGGTGTTTATGTGGCAAGATTTGATTAACCCCCGCTATTTCTTCTCCCAATAATAATCCATCCTTATTCATTTTTCTCCTTTGGTTTATTGACAACTTTCACAAGAAGGGTCTAAAATTGAACAGGCTGAAGCGGATTCTCCACTAGAGTTCTGAGTATTAATTCCTGTAGATTTTTCAATTTTACTTGCAGATTTATTCCTTAAATAATAAGTACTTTTAAGACCTCTATCTTTTGCGTGAAAATATAAATCATTTAAGTGTTTTAAAGAGGTCGAGTTATTGAACAAGTTTAAAGATTGTCCCATGTCAATCCACTTTTGTCTAGCAGCAGCGCAATCAACTAATTTAAACTGATCTTGATCAAACGCTGTTTTATAATTATTTTTTAAATCTTCGGGAATTATTTCGTCACTAAGTAAAGCAACGTCTCCATCTACAGCTTTAAGAGCTTCTACGAACTGAGGTGTCCATACGCCCCTTTTTTTACATTCTGCAACAAACCATTCATTAGTTATAAATAAGTTTCCACTTTTATTTTCATAAACAAAAAAAGTAGAGAAATCAGGATCGATAGACGGAGAACATCCTTGTATATAAGAGATAGTCGCCGTGGGAGCAATAGCCATCGTGTTGCTATTACGAATACCACTTTCTTTTATGTGTGTTCTTACAGTCTTCCAGTTTACTTCTGGGGCGTATTTTTTACCTCTATGAGAGATTGGTTTCTGCTCCATATATGCCATTAAATTTTTATAAGTATCAATAGGTAAAATATCTTGATCCCATAACGAACCAGTATATGTAGGATAGCTCCCCTTTTCTTTGGCTATTTTGCTGGAGTTTAATATGCAATGATAAGAAATAAATTCATATAATTCATCACTTAGTTTAACAGCCTCTTCAGAAGAGTAATCTAATTCATAAGCGTGAATAACATCATGCCACCCCATTGATCCCGCGCCCACTGGTCTATGATTTAAGTTAGATTTTTTAGCTTCGGCAGTAGGGTAAAAATTTAAATCGATAACGTTGTCCAACATTCTCATTTGAACGGCGATAGTTTTACTTAAAGTGTCGTAATCTATAGAATTATCTTCTTTTAAATGTTCTTTTAAATTTACCGAACTTAAATTGCAGACAGCCGTTTCACCAATTTCGCTTTTTTCACCCTCGTTAAATCTAGAAGGCTTAGTATGTAAAAATATTTCTGTGCATAAATTAGAGCTATGAATTACTCCTTCATGAGAATTAGAATAACGTAAATTAGCATTGTCTTTGAATGTCATCCAAGGATGGCCAGTTTCAAATAGAACTCTAAGCATTTTTTTCCACAAGTCTTTAGCTTTAATAATTTTAAAATTATCTATTTCCCCGTTGTCAGCCATCTTGCAGTATTTTTTGTATTTTTTATCAAATTTATCGCCATAAATTTCATGCAAATCCCTAACATCGGAAGGGGAGAATAAATACCAATCTTCATTTTTAGCGACTTTCTCTAAAAATAAATTAGGTATCCAGTTAGCTGTATTTAGATCATGACAACGACGGCGTTCATCCCCTGTATTCTTTTTCAAATCAAGAAAATCTTCTATATCTAAATGCCAAGGTTCTAAATAAGCGCATCCAGCACCCGGACGTTTGCCCCCTTGATTAACGGCTACTAAAAGATCGTTGTAGATTTTAAGCCACGGCACAAGACCACTTGATGTACCGTTAGTACCTTTAATGTGAGAACCAGCCGATCTAAAATTAGAAACATCAAAGCCTAATCCTCCAGCATATTTCGATTTTCTAGCTTCCTGCCAAGCGCCGTCGAAAATGCCGTCGATAGAATCATCAAAAGTATTAAGATAACAACTGGAAAGCTGACTATGAGAACTACCACTATTAAACAAAGTAGGAGTAGAACAACAAAGCAAAAATTTAGAAATTGTATCGTAGAACTCAATAGCTTTTTCATTTTTATCTTTCTCATTGAGAGCAAGCCCCATAGCTACTCTCATCCAAAATGATTGAGGAGACTCAAGCCTTCTGTGGTTAACTTTGTGGAAGTATCTGTCGTGTAGAATTTGTAATCCAAGGTATTTAAATTTAAAGTCTCTGTTCAAGTCCAAAGATTCAGCGAGCTTTTTTAAATCAAACTCTAATAATCTTTCATCTAAAATACCTTCCTTTACTAAAAGTTTTATATTTTTTACGAAAGAAAGTCTGTATTGGTGATCAAAAGCGTCTTTGTCTACACTAAAACCGAAAACTTCTTTATGAATGTTTCCCAAAAGGAGACGAGCGGCTACATAAGAATAATTAGGCTCTTTTTCCATTTTTTGTCGAGCCGACATAATTAAAGCTTGATCTATCTCGGTAGTGGTGATTTTATCATAAAGTTGTACGTGAGCGTCGAGCACTACTTCGCTTGCAGAAACGTTCTCTAAATCTTCGCAAGCTCTTTCCGCGCATCTATTGATTTTTGAGATATCTAACTTTTCTAGTCTTCCATTTCTTTTTTTAACCTGTAAATTTGAAGATTTCATTTGTTATACTGCCTATTATATTTACATATTTTTTATTCTAAATAAAGAAAAAACTCTCGTAACGTTAAAATACTTTTTAAGAGAAAAATAAAGTGTAAGAGGGTTAAATCTCTCTACCACCGGGGGGGATTATTTCGTCTTGCAATTTTACTAGATGAGCCTTTGTGTATTCAATTAAATGCATTTTATGCCATTCACTAGGGTAATAATTAGCTATTCTATTTAATTGAAATTTAACCGGAGTATTAATAAATTGAGCTTGTTGAGCTTTAGTGTAATACCAAAAACTGTTACTATTCCAAAATGTAACGTGGGTTGGGTCTTGGAAAGCTCCTCTCCCGTCAGTATTGGGTACTTCAATTAAAACCCAACCATGAGGAGCCAAGCATCTATATAGTTCCTTCATTGTCTGTATAGGGTCTTTCAAATGTTCTAAAGCGTCTTGCATTCTGAATACCCCAACACTACCGTCTTCGAATGGCCAATAGGGTTTGTTTAAATCATAAACTACGTCAACTTTTGGATAAGGGTAAGCGTCAACTCCAATGAAATTCTCTAGAGGATTTTCGTGGCAACATAAATCTACTTTTTTTAGATTATTTAAATCGCTCCATTTAATACATAAATCTTCGATATATTTGTCATGTAGTTCTTGCGTTAAGATTTGAATTTTTTCATTTTTTTCTCCGTAACAAGTGTTTTCGTTATGACGCCAGTAAATATATAAAGGCTTTGAAATATGAACAGTGCTTCCGTTTATATAAGTACGAAGCAACAATTCGTGATCATCTAAAACGTCCATCGCCTCATTGTGACCGCCAATTTTATCGTAAAAACTTTTTTTCCATACTCTAACGTGGTTGGGAGCAAACCAAATGTATCCAAAAGTTAAAGGGTCGGGTTCAAAAGCTTTGCTAGCGACATGTCCGGTTTTGGGGCATTTATAGTATCTCCAGCCATTGCTTTCTGGATAAGGAGCGATTGATTCTCCCGTCTCTTCTACTATATCTATATCGTCTGAGTAGTAAAAGTCGGCTTGATTATTAATATCTGCTATGTTTATTTCTTCCAGACAATCGGAAGATAATTCATCATCATGATCTAATTCTACTAAAAATTCACCAGAAGCGTTCTTGCAGCATTCTTTTTTTAGTGCTCCTATTTTATCTGTAGCTCCACTCCAAGTTAATATTTTGTGATCAATACCAGCTTTATTTAATTTATTTATTAATTCTTCTTTATGATTTACAGCTTCGTTATTTAAACAAATAATCCATTCAAAATCTTTAAAGGACTGATTTTTTACGCTTTCTATGGTGCGATCAATTCTTTTTAAATTATGAGAGGGAGTGAAAAGGGAAAATTTCATGATTTATCTTTGGGATGCTTCATCCCCTTTCTTTTTTTAGAGTAGTTTTTAAAATTCTGTTTTTTTACGGGGTCTACACCGTCATCACTTTGAGCTTTTCTTTTATCGCTTAGTTCTTTGGACATGTCCCAAAGGTCGCCTACTGTACCAGAGCTTTTTCCAGTTTTATAAGTGAAGTCTTGTGCGGAATTAGGGTCAATCGTGCCCAACATAGGGACACTAGCGTGAGGAACCGTGAATACACGATCCCACTTTACGCCTTTTTCATCAACATATTCGTGAGGATCAGCTATTTTTTGAACAAGTTCTAAGACTTCTTGAGTTGTTGGGTGTTGGAATATATATACAGGCATCAAGATTCCATTATTTCAAGAAGTTTATCTATAGTTTTGTCAATAGTAAAGTCTTTTTGAATTTTTTTACCCTCTTCATTGATGGGATTAGATTCATATTTTTCAATAGCTTTTTCGCATCCAGCAATGAATTCGTCTTCATTAAAGTCAAATATATTTCCTTGGTTAAACGGCTGACCTTTATTAAAAAACATCCCATCATATACTTCTATTTTTCCAGAAGGTTTTACTAATACAGAGTTATCTTCGTTAGCCCACTCTTTATAACCAGAAGCATCTAGAATTACCGCGTGTTTTCCCAAGCCTACAGAATGAAATTCTGGGAGCCCCCAGCCTTCGCCTCCAGACATACCTATAACTATACTAGAAGAGTTAAGGTAGTCGTTATACATAACATTTGTAGGTAAATATCCTAAAAATTGTATGTTGAAATACTCTTTCCCTTCGAGAGTTTGTTGAAAAAGAGATTTATTTTGTTCTTCGTTTAGATGTTGATTGTAAATACTGCATTGAAGGAAATATTTTTTGTTATTTCCAAATTTCTTAGCCCACGCTTTTATAATTTTTGCGTGATGCTTTCTTTTTTCGAATTTACCGCAAAGATTAAAAACAATCCTATCATCGTTAAAGTATTTTTTGTCTATATTCTTAAAGTGGTACGAATCGAACGCTAAAGGAATCACCTTGCTGTCAACCCCTAAGTCTTTAAATATTTTTTGAGCATAGTGACTTGTGAAAATTAAATTATCGCAATTTTTAGCTACATTTAGTTCTATTTCCGTAGGCTGATCGAGCTCGTAGAAAGTTAATAAAGAATGGTGTTTAGAAAAAGATTCCAAACCTCCATTGAAATGCCAGAGCTTTAATGTGGGGATATCTCTAGAGTGCTCTGCGTAAGATTTTTGAGCGCATTTTTGTATATTTTTATAAAAATCTTCATCATTACTTTGAGCATTAACATCTATAGGGTTAGATATACTAAATAAATGGGGAAAGATTTTTCTTTTAAAAAAACCTCTCATGAGCAAGCACGAGACTTGCCCAAAAGAGACTTGATTAATCGGTAGATTAACTGAGAATTTCACGTTAAAGAACGTCTAGATCATCTTCAGTTTCATCAGACACTTCTTTCTCGTCGGAAGAAGCGGCTTTTTCTTGGGGGGGCGTAGACCTATACATTCTATAGTCTGGAGCCTTGTCGTTTTTCTTGTCTTTGTTAGAAAAAACAACCACCCTTTCCTTGTTCTCTTCCAACTCATCTTCTCCACCGAGAGTTACATGACCTGAAAGATATTTAGTACCAGCAGCGCTAGTCCTAAGCCATAGAGCACCGACTTCGCGATTTTTCCAATCGCCCTTGTTTTCGTTTTGTTTGGTATCACTCATGAGTAAACAGGATATATATATTTTTTAGGCTTGTCAATTTATTTTTTGTAAGAATCTCAAAAATGGTTTTATTACAGAGTAATAGTAAATGTTTTCTATTTTCTCTCTATTCCCTACGAATTTTTCACATTCAATTATATAATCTGCCTCCGCTTTTAAATTTTCGTTTTGAGAAGCTTCTTCTTCATTAGCTGGAGGGACGAATATTTTTCTTTTATTAGCTCCTATAGTGAATTGAGAAATATGAATTAATATTCCATTTAACTCTTCCTTAAGCCAATACACCTCATCTTTTTCATATTGATTATACCTTATGTCAGTTATACAGGAGTATTCGTTTATATCGCCCGTTTTTACTTGTTCAAAAATATGATTTTTTATGTGTTTATCCGTTTTTTCTACCCAGTATCTTCCATTAGTTGTTTTTCTTTTTATTGAAGCATGACTAACCAAGCATGGTCGTATTAAGTTTTTATCTT